ATTTTCTTTCATGCGTTATCAGTTTGATAGATACAGTTATATTGATTTTAGTGGTAAGATACGACGTGCACTTGTGCTACATTGCTTTGTTATCAGCGATCAACATTTAATTGTAGTTACTGCCATCTTTTCTTGTTGAGGTTATTTTGTGTAAGAGCGACCTAAAAAGATAGTTCACATTTTAATCTCTGATTATGGCCAACGTTGGCGGAACCGAAGCCAGGCGTGAGCCTGGTGGCAACGGTTGGGTTAACATCTACAAGAAGTTAAAGAAGGCTTTAAAGGATCCGAGCAGCAACCAAGCGGTCAATTTATTGAGTGACTTGGTTTCTGGGATTGAGCAGAGCCTGACAGCAATAACCCGTGAAACTCTTATGTCAACGGCCTTAAGTGTTTTGAGGGGGAAACTCCTCAACATGGTCTTGACTTGGATTTTCTTTACCATCTGGGTAGCGTTTCCCTACGTCCCACGTGTTGAAATAGACCTGTTGTTGAATTACGATTTGCATTGTTTCCAGTTAGTTGAAAATCTTGCTGTAGTGGAGTTAGTTTTCCGGGCTTGGTTCTGGTATAAGCTAGCTTTCACCTTCTATTCTTTAGTTTACTTTGTTACCGATTGCCTTAGGGCTTATTGGCGTTATCAGAGTTTGCGAGAATTAGTTTGGCAGGTTCGCTGGACATTGATGAGTTGTTCTAACGACGAACGTTTGGACGATTGGGAAGGCATGTTTGACTTAATATGTTCTATTTTTTCACCTTTGTGTGCTTGTGCAGGGACTAGCGCAGTTAATCAGTGGCTCACCTCCTATACTTTCGGCAAGAAGTCATTTTTTGCAACCAGAGGTGCCTCGAACTTTGTTCAGGGGTACATTGGTCGAAATTTGGGAGAGACTGTTTACAACTTGTGCGTTCCTAGAGCGTTTCAAAAGTCAGACTGCCATACGTGGCGCTGTTGGGTCCGGCCCTACCCTGGGGCTCGGTTATTACAGCATTGCAACCATCGAATGGTACTCGCTGAGCAAGGCGTGGATGCTGCCGACTTCATGAGCCCGGGCATGTTCTTACTTGTCCCGCTTATGTTTGTCGGCTGGTGCGTTCGGCGTGTCTTCAAAGGCACCGAGAGCAGACAAGGTTTACCATCGCTTACCAGGTACGATTGCCTTACCCCACTCAGGGGCCCCACACCAGAGAGTATCTTCCCAGGTTCACCCCGTATTGGTGCAGTTACGAAAGCTGCCGATGCGACGGCTGCTGTGCTACACCGTGGCACTCGTGTTGCCACTTGCTTTTTCGTTGGCAATACTATCGTCACGTGTAAGCACGCGTATGAACCGGACGAAGAGGGTTTCCATTTCTCTTTTCGCGGAGTGGATTGGACTCTTAAGTCACCTGTGGCTAAGTTCTTTCCCGCTTCTGTTGGGTGTGAGGAAATCGTTGTGGTTTCTATGCCAAAAGACCTGGTGTCTGGTCTGCTCAATTTTGGTGCCATGCGTTTTAAGACCAGGAAGCTGGTTGATAAAACGGCTGGTGGGTCAATCGGTTATTCTGCTTCTAACATGTACCATCTTAGTTTTGCTACAGGAACCGATATTGACCCAGATGGCACTCATAACATCTCTTCGTCTCCCGGAAGCAGTGGAAGTCCTGTCTTCGATTGTAACGGGATTGCCGTCGGTGTACATAATGCTGGCGGTGCGGTCAGCAACTTCTTCTTACCCTTTAGTGACGACTGTATTGGTTACATGCGTACTACTGCACCAGTTGACGGATCAGTGGTTGTTACCGCTATTCATGGTGGTTGGGATGCCACTAAGCCAACTGACAAAGGTACTCCAGTACACGTATTGGATAATGTTAATACCAATTTGGGGTCTTCATCTGTGGGGAAGAATGATGCCTACACCCGATGCGAGCAGTTTGTATCCTGGGCCACTAATAGCACTAACCAACAAGCTTGGGACGACGAGCGTAATCCAAGAAGGCCAAAGGCTGTACCTGGAACCTGTGCAAGTAGAAATGCTCCTGTCGTATCCAGTGTTGTTACTACTGTGGCTAATAACCACTCTGGCTGTAACACTGTCGATGCTGACCATTCGGACATCTTTGATGCGCGTGTTGCACAGAGCATTGTCTCCTTTTACAAAGAATATACTGGTCCAACCTTGGCTGCTAAGTTGGACGCTATTCTGCACAGCGTGCTCACAGATCACTTTGATAGTGACATGGTCGACAAGCTCCGCGTGGCTTATCCTGGGCTCAATGATGACCAAATTTGGGCAAGGATATCAAAGCGCTGCGCTGACCCTGGTGCGATTGTGGTGGGATCTCACTCGCAAGCCACGGCTGTGGTTGCAGCGCTGGTGGAAGGGGCCAGGACCATTTATCCTGATGAATGGTCAGACGAGTACCTTGGGTCTTGGTTACACCAAAGGTACCCAAGTTGCTATCGTCCCGCGAACATCCCACACAGCGTTAGCGATCAAGACAACCAACCAGCCTGCCCAAACTAGACCCTCCCGGCACGGGTTCCGCCCTGTTAAATTCGTGTCCGGGGGATCCACCTAAGCATGTGCGTTTTCTTGGATGGGTTCAACCCACCAATATCCGCGCTGGTGTTAAAGTGAGGATGGACCCCATTGCCGTTAAACATATCAAGGAGGCTGGGCTTACCGAAGCCATCTTTGAGTACCGCGTCCAACAGCCTACTATCGAAGATGATTTTAGGCAGTTTCTGAAGTATGACCACCCTGCCGGGATTGTAGATCGACACCTTCTGCATCTCGCTGAGCAAGCAGTAGCCCGAGTCACTGCGGCCCAAATTGGGCCTTGCAGGATTAAAGAGTATGATGAGCTTAATTGTAACATGGACAGCCATCCTGGCTATCCGTTTTGCCTAGATTATGTCAGTAAAGCACAGGTGTGGAAGCGATCTAAGGAGCGAGTTACCTACTTGTGGGAAAACTATGCAAATCATACGCCTATGTGGTATATGATTCCAAAGGTTGCTCTCATGTCCGTGGATGACATTAAGAAAGGCAAATCTCGAGTTATAATGGCTCCTCCTACCGACTACTACATGCTCTTGGGTAGGTTGCATGAGGACTTCAATGAGAAAATGACCGCTGCCAATCTTAATATGGGTAGTGCAGTTGGTTGTTCAAAATTTCATGGCGGTTGGCATAGAATTGCCAAGCGCTATGCGAAGGACCTCTTGCTCCAATACTTCAGTGAGGACGAGGCGGTAATAACTGAAGGCGATGCGCCTAGATTTGATGCGTCTGTGCATCCAGAAATCGCCAAAGCCGCATATCGCATTCGTGCTCGGCATTATAATGATCCTGAGTACTATGAGCGAGCTATGTGGGCTTTGTCGCAGAAAATCTACGCTATTGTCGTCTTCTCAAACGGCGAGGTATGGATCAAGTACTGCGGCTTTAATCCTGGCTGCCTTTGTACTACGCATGATAATACTTTGGTTAATATTATTGTTCATGCGATGATCTACCTCAATAAAGGGTTCAACCTCACCCAGGTCGGCGCGTTGATAATGCGCATGCTTACTGTTGGTGGTGATGACACTCTGGCCCCCGGTAAGATCTCCTGGATGGAGTATCGAGATATCGGGCTGTGGGCTATGACAGAAGATCGTGTCAAGCACCACCAAGCGATTGATTCTGCTTCTTTTTATTCCTGCGGTTTCCTTAAAGACCAGTCTACCGGTTTTTATGTGCCTGTTTCGAACGGGCGCAAAATGCTCTCCAGCGCTGCCTGGCTCGACTTCTCCTTCTTACGAAGGGATGATCGTTTTGGCAAGTTAACTGCGCTTAGGATTGAAGCATATTACACTGAGTTCAGACCGCTCTTTAGGGCTATCTGCGATTACGCCTTTCGCCATCTGAAGCCGAACGCTCCACACCCTTTGGATGAAGAAATTCATGGGTTGTATGTCGGTTTTGAGACTGACCAGAGCGATCCGCTTCCAATTTCAGTTAGGAGGAAGGAGGTTCTGAAAAATGTCCAACGTTGGCGGAAACGGTGGGAAAAGGAAGAAGCAATCAACCGCAAAAGGAGGCGGCGGAAGCACAACCGTAAATGTGCAGGTGCCCAGTGCACCCAGGCAGCAGCAAAGCAAGTCTATGCAGCGAAGAAAGAACAGGCTCGCAAATCGTCAAAAAGCCCTATCATCGGAGGCTATTGGTTTAGGGGAGACTACCCGTATTGGTGCCATGTCAAATCATGGGTTCGCGTGGGCCGTCAGGGCCTTACACCCTGCACCAGACGAGGGCTCGATCAGGTATTGTCCGATTGGAATACCCGATGGACAATCGGGTAATATTGCCACTTTTGAACTTCGGCAAACATATTCCATCGCTACACCGGTCCCGCCCCCCCCCGAATCCAATTCTGACGATAATTGGAATGTCGCTATTATCACTACCCCAGTAATTGAGGCTCCTATCATAGCCATTGGTTCTAGTGACCCGATTAACCTCGCGGCTGATCAGGCAGAGGTTCTCTTTAAAGAGATCTTCGATTCTGATCGTACTGTTGAGGGGACTTGGACTACTAGTACCAGTCAGTCTGGTATTTCGTTCCTTTGGTATAGATTCCCGGTCCTTACTGCCTCTGATAAGACTGACCGCAGTGTAGAGTCTTTGGCTCGTAAGTGGCGTTATCAGTACTTTGGTACTACGACGCGCTTAGACACTGCTGCAATGTACAACATGGGTCATGTCTACGGTGCTCAGTTCACCGCGGAGAAGAAAGCCGGGACTTTCTGCCAACAGGAGCCAACTACTATTGCTGTTTTGGCTCGTGAGTATCGACAAACTCGGATGCTCATTAGAGGGTTCCTCAATTCAGAGGGTAGGGCCCATCACTGGCCTTACTTTAAGTTAGCCAGCGATTCCGTGTTGATAGACCAAAACGATTCTTATACCACTCAGGTTTATGCCACAAAAGATGCACCGCAAGGTGGGTTAGCCATTAGTGGCATGCCTACTTACTATCGGTCTAATATGCCCTCGGGTTCTCAAATGCAAATTCAACTTGGGTTTTCTTTTGAGTTGTCGACGGCAGAGACCAGCGTTGCTTTTGTTGGCTTGTCTCCCCCGGTGCATTCTGCCGCAGCTTCAACTGTTGTGGCCGAACCTGGATTTTATATCCCTGTGGGGACCGACGGGCAGATCGTCGGGCCAGACCTAATGCAAAGTGGCCTTGTTACACGTGATGTGTTATCGGCGTGCACCGGTCTCATTAACCATCTTGGGACCGGTAAGATGGAGATGCTTGCTGACATTACGGCTTCTGATCATATAGGGCTTATTTATTTAGGCCCTGACCAGTCTTTTACCGTAGCGGCGGGGAAGACCTTGAACTATTTACACGTAGGTTTGTCTGTGGTTAAAGTGTCACTTGAACCAAATTCATCGTTCACGATTACGAATTCATTCGTGATGGACGATAATGACAAGCACGGTGTTATAACTGTTCTTGAGGACCCCGGTTCGCTGTTAGTAGCTACTACTCCAGGGTATGCTTTTACGCCAATTGCTGCTGGTACTGTTACCGATACTGGCTCGACAACTACTCTTACTCCACCTCCGCTCTCTCTTGAGCGGTTAGTCGCCGGAGACTCAAAGAGTGCTCAGCGTGCGGCTAAGGAGGGAGATTACATGCCGATCCATAATTGGAACAGTGTCTGGGAGTATGTTGAAAGTACTGAAACTCGTGTTCTTACTTTTGACAATCCATCGGCGGATACTACCCCTGCACCTACCGTTAACAAATTCACTGTAGAGCCTAATGTAGGGTTTGGTGTACAGTGGTTTACTGGTATATCAGCGAGGTCGACGCTTCGGGTGCAATTGCACGCTGGGTTCGAAGTTCAGACGATTGACACGTCACCTTGGTCGCCGTTTTTGAAACAGCCACCTCGTAAGGATGACCGAGCTTTATCGCTAGTATCTAGCGCGCTCGTCAATCTCCCTTCGAGTTTCCCTCAGAGTGCTAACGATGCATCTGATATGCTAGCAAACATCGCTGGCGCTGTGACTGGTATTCCAGAATTAGCGCCTGTTGCTAGTGCGTTGATGGGCTTAGGAAAGCGTTTGGTTGCACGTATTCAAAATAGACGTGCTGCTCGTGGCAAACGCTTGCTGCTGCCTCGCATCACTATGTAATCTAGTGTTATGCATTTTCTCAGTTTTAGGAAACTGTGCGCAGCGACTGTCGCTGCCGTCCTCAGCATGACGTTAAACTGCTGGGCTGCCGCAGTCAATAGCCAGGGTTTGTCTTTAAAGTTAACAACCTTAGCCAACTTGCGGCCTGCACGAGCTCGAGTGCAGATACCATAACGAGCCGTGAGCTCCACGTTAATGAGCAACCCTTACCGCGAGGAACGAGCGCCTCGAAAGTTTTGACGACACAGGGGACGGTAGTCACAGGCTTATTTCTGCGCCTGGGCCCTCCGAAATTGAGGGTTTTAAGCAGCAACTGCAAGGGACAGCTGAATCGGCTGTTGGTGCTTTGGTAGGCACCCAGAACCCTACCGTGAAGATTACGACGCTCACGTGTTTACACGATGCCCCCGTTACATTGGATGGAAAAGTCGGCATCCAACTGCGTTGCCTGCTGTGGCTGCTTGGCGGCCCGGGGCGCCCCTTAGGGGAGTTAGCAGACGGCCTATGTGGGGCTACGTAATCTGCATCGTACGATTGTGCGAGCGGTTACTGGGTCATTCTAGATGGGTAATCCTAGATATGACTCCGAGCGGGGTGTGCTT